CCTCTGTGTTTGTTATACTACTATTATAGTAGCGTGAAATCGTAATTCAACTGGTAGTGTGACAGTTTATCAACTGGCACAGTTCCACTTGATTTTCTTCTCCTCATTGAGTATATCAAAGCATATCTCGCAAAGNCAATCNGCATGAGGCACNGCATCACGCCAACTGTAATCTTCTTCTATTGGACTATCCCAATAGTAATATAATTCTGGTTGATAATCTTGAATACAATGTTGAGAGTCTTTTGGATATTCCATAGACTCTCTGTGTGATTCATCAAAATTTCCACACCTATCACAATATGCCATTACTCTGCCTCCTGATCTAGTGCCCATAGACTACCACCATCAAAATCTGTGGAATATCCGTAGTTTCTGACTAAGAAGTCTCTTACTCTCTCTCTATCAATAGAATCGCCATCGCCCCAAGTGAATCTCTCATTCTTGAGAGTAGTAATAGCGTGTAGGTAGTCATAGGTAGCACCAATAATATCTGTTTTGGTAGCACCCATAGGATATAGTGCATCAGGAGCACCATAGAATGAATAGACATATTCTGTGAACTGTGTTAACATATCATTCAGTTCAGTAGATGTTTGACCTGAGTTCATAATACCTCTGTGTTTGTTATACTATCATTATAGGGCAGTGAAATACAATTTCAACTACCCATGTGCCACTTAGTCAATTGGCACACCCACCTGTGGTATTCCATCTTGAATATCTGCTAAGTGTCCTAATTTATGTCGTATTGTTCTAAAATTGACTTGAAAATCATCACTAAATTTATCAGTTAATCTGTTAGGTGTTTTCAATATCAAGTGAATTAAAGCATCACACTCTGCTGCTGTAAGATTTGGGTCATTCATTAGTCTTTAGGATACTGATTTGTAATAATGTCACTTAGTTGATTCAACTGATCTTCATTCATTAGTTCGATCATAGCATCAACTATGTCATAGGGAGCGGAATTGTCCGCCTCCTCTATGATTTCTGCTATCTCTGAGAATAGAGTAGTCTTTAAGTCATTTGGATATATCATGCTGACATTAACTCCTGTGGATAGTCAGCGGGTATCTCTTGTTTGATAGGTGTGAATACGTCATTGAAGTCTTTAGTCTCTTCATTCCAGAATGATATAGCATGGCATTCTAGAGTTCCGTCTAGTTCCTTAATGTAAGCGTACTCTCCACAACACTTGTTAGTGTCCTCAAAAAAGTGTGAAGTTGTTTTGTGAAGTCTAGGAGCATTTTCTTCCATTGACTCGCCTCTCTCTGTGTAGTATAGAGGTTTGTATGGTAATCCTTTTAACTGCTCTTCGTCCTCTATCTCCCAACCTGATTGAGTATAGCAACAACTCATGTTACCACCATCAATAAGTTCTGCAATATCTTCTCTTGTAGGATACTGTTGGTTAAGAGTAACGCCTAACCACTGTGGATAACCGTCCCAGTGATGATATACTGATAAGATTGAACCATCAGCGAGTCTTAGTCCTATTCTTGAATTAGTTGACATGATTGTTTGTTTGTTATGTACTTATTATAGTATGGTGAAAGAGGTGATACAACCACCTATGTGCCACTATCTAAACTGTCATACACTCTGATTGACAATTCTTCTGAACCTGATAGTTTTAAATTCTCTCTCTTAATTGCCTGATCTAAAATTGCCCATACAACATCAATTTCTTGATCGGTCATATACCTAGTCATAGTATAGAATACTTCTGAACCTTCTTTATAAATGTCATGTTCTGGGTATTCATATTTAATCATAGTGTAGCAGGGTCAGAGGGCATATTAACTGGTGCTATTGATAGTTGTAACTTATCAACAACAGCGGGAACTATCTTACTACCATCAAAGGAGCAAGTTCCGTCATTATTCTTTGTTCCTAGTTTATCGCAAATAGCATCGCCTACTAACTCATAGATAAAGTTCTTTGCTTTTGGATTATCATTAATATGTTCGATAACCTCTAACAATAGGGCATCAGCAAGTTTGTCGATAGTCTCCTTTGATAGACTCATTTAGTTCTCCGTAATTGAGTAAAATTCGTAATCTTGAAAGTTGTCCATGTCATGCTCATAGTCATCATATTCTCCTAATCTATATAAGCGCATTGCTTCTTCTTCAGTTTCCGCCCATACTGTGGCGTGCCCCCAACCAACAAATTGTTCTTCAATAGTCCATGACTTTTTGGGTGTATCCATTATGAAAACTCCCTGATATAAAGTTCATAGTCTATCATATCATGCAAATCTACGTCAGGGTCATCATTCCTTAAAATGTCCTTTAGTTTTTTCGTAGATGCGTTACGAATTTCATCATGTGTCATTCTACCAATCTCCGTTAGACTCAGCAAAAACATCTTCATTCCAATGTTCTGTTGATTTTAGGATACCAACGTGGCGCATGATACCATCATAGATTTCCATGCCTGACCTTGACATTCTGCCTGCTGTGTAATCCCAACCTAAGTCTGTCAAGTTGTCAACTATAAAGTTGAGTGATACTTTTTTCATAGTGTTTGTTTAATATACTTCTATTATAATATGGTCATGTAGTAGTACAACCACCTGTGTGCCACTATCTGAACTGTCTATTGTTGAAGTTTGCATAACTGAACTGTTGACGTTTGATAAGTTTGAATGTACCATATTTGTTAGACATTACATAACCCTCATGTTCATAAGGCACACTATCAAATAGACATTGAACATTCTCTGTAGTAGTGATGCCTTCCATAAGTAACTCTTTTATCTCAATTATCATATTGTATAAGTGAAATAAGTTTCTTGAATATCCAGTATCACTCGCTAGTTTATCTGCATCAAGTGTTTGTCCTGATCTGATATAACTATTGATATTTACTTTCAACTGTGGTATATCTTTACTCTCTGGAAACTTGATAAATGGTATTACAGTTTTAGCAAGTGTGATAAGCAAACTTAATCTAAAATGTCTATTAGATATTGATGCACCTGTATCAATAAAGTGAACACCATAACTCTTAGATTCTCTATAATGAAACTTAGCATCTAACTCTTGTATGGTAGCACCAATATACTGTGTATGAGTGGCAACAATAATGTCATCAATTACACCATCAAACTTATATGTAATAGTATTGGGCGTGTGAGTATCTGAACCACCATAACCAATAAAGTCGCCTTGATAGATACCATCATTCTGTGGTAGTCTGTCTAGACATATATGTAGAATCGAAGCAACTCTAGGTATATGTCCATGATTTGTTTCAATATCTGTATGAGTATAGTTTATCTTAACTCTTCTCTTATTGAATACTGATTTAGTTCCTACAAAGAATTTACCATTCTCAGGGTTAGTTCCATATACTATAGCAGGGGCACCATCATACTTTACTGATACCTGACTCTGTTTAGTATCCAAAAACTTGATAGCATCAAGCGCTCCCTGTCTGCCAGTGAGTACATGATCTTCTATGTGTTCCAAGTGTTTGTTCTTCATAGAACCATTATAACATGAATGTGGAAGGAAGGTCAAGAGGTGCTTCACTCAACTTTGACCTAAGTTCAAATTAAAAGCGTGTTCTGGTGTGGTGTCCGCTACCTTGAAGGTGTGAGTACTAACTCTTCCCTCCACATTTATATAATAGTACATCATGGCAACAAAACAACCACCTGTGTGCCAGTTTATTAAATGTCACAATCAGGGTTGACAAACTCTCTCTTTCTCTTTACTTTTGTTGTATTAATATCAATTAAATCTTCTAACTCTTCAATAGAATTGGCAAGGTTGTCATCATTTTTCTCCTCAGAATAGAAAAATAATGCTTCACTTAACAAGTTGAATTGTTTATCGGTTAATGTTACATTGATTTTATACATATTACCTCATAGGTATGTTAAAAGACATGATAGTTCTTGGTGTCTCAGTTTGCGACACTGGCGACTCGTGCAATAATACAGAGGGAAATGTAATAATATCCCCTTCAGATACAGGCGGAGCAACTTTATCTATAGTTCCATAGTAGGGATTTGGGTGTGGACTATAGAATGTTGTAGGAAAATGTAATTTATCATCAAATTCCACATACAATACACATGATATATTCATTAGACCATGATTATGAGAACCATGATATTGTCCTTTAGTGTATCTCTGTGACCATAGTTGCCACTTATCAACACTCTCAACAGGGCACTCTCCTCTGTATCTATCTGTCAATATCTCTGTGTATTCTTCAACTAACTTATCCAAATCAGTTTGCAATATATCAACGAACTGATTAAGATATGGTGCTGAAGTCTGATACTTGTAGTAATCTGTTTCACACTCTATAATAGAGAATGGTTGCCCATCAAAATTAGTATCAGTATCACTAAAATCTATTAGTTTTAACAGTTTACTCTTTTTGTTCTGCCAATCACTAACTGTAAATTTAATGATAGGAAAACCAAATAGATTCATAGATTGAGAGTTCATTTCCTTTTCCTAAATGGATTCCAATTTCTTCTAGGTTTCATGCCCTTATCCCTTTTCAACTGTGCTTTTAACTTCTTCAGATATTTTAAATGATTCGGATAGACTAACTTCTCAACATCTTTTTTAATTTGTTTTTCATCTTTATCCATTGTCTATGTCAATATCATTTATATCTGTAAAGTATATGCCTCTCAAGTCCTTCTCTGACCACTCGGTTAGGTCATCAAGGAATAAATCTCCGTCATCAAAATTTTCCGCATCAACCATCATTTCCAGTACTAGAGACTCAGCATCTTCTAGTCTCGTTTCATCAACAAGTTTCTCCATTTGAGAAGCATACTGCTCGTCCATCAACTGAAGGCATTGTTCTCTGATTCTTTCAATTTGCATTGGTAGTTACCTATGTTAGTTTGATTATACTATAAAATGGGTTTATTGTCTATTTTCTGTTAGAAAGTGATACCTGTGCCTCTCCTTTGTTGAATATGGTATCAACAACTGATTGAAGGCGCTTTTCTGTACCAATACCAACATTGTTGTAAACTGGTACAAACATCTTACCAAATGGTTTGATGTATCCAGTACCCTTGATGCAGGGTTTCAAGGCACCTGTACTAATCTTCTGTGCATCTTCTTTATGTAGTCTGATGACTCTACCAATAGTTTGTGCCATAGTGATAAGATCAAGATTTCTCAATAGAATACAGGCATTTAGACCTGACACATTCATACCCTCTGATAGTATAGAGTGATGAAATAGTAGAAACTTCTTAGTATCATCTTTGCCCCACTTGTTCATTAGATTGAAAAATGTCTTACGAGTGACTTTCTTACCATTGATGATAGCACCATACTTTGATGTAATCCACATGACATTGTACTTACGAGCATGACACTCAACTTGGAAGTCTGTCCTAGTAATCAATTTGTGGATATTGGTAGTAGATTTGGCAGTTACTAATACTTTGTCCATGCTCTCCTCATTGTCTAGAGCATCAAGTATCATTTCCTTGTCAATCTCCTCTACACTCTCATAGAAACCAGTATTGTAATTTCTAGTCTTGACCTGTGGAGGCACAATATAACCTTTCTTGATTAACTCTGGAGCAGGGATTTCTGCGATCACTTGACCATACACCTTAGCATTGTTCATACCACGCTCCTGTGATGTATGATGTTTAGGTGTAGCAGTGAAGTAGAACTTACGTCTAGTGGTGTGAGACCTACTCTTGACACTCTCAAAGAAGTTCTTTTGAACTGAATTGTGTGCTTCATCATAATATACTGTATCCGCTTCAACATCTGATTTGATTCTATGAAGTGAATGATATGTTGTAAAGATCAACTGATTCTTTGTACTAGAATGATGCCACTCTTGTATCTCTTTTGGATTGGTGGTAGTCTTGTAGTTAGTCTCTCCACTATGTACATGAAGCACCTCGACATTATCAATCTGCTCTAGGAACTCTTCACATAACTGTTGAGCAAGTAAGATTCTAGGGGCAACAACAATAATAGTCTGTGGTATAGGCATACTGAATCGCCACTTAGCGTCCACAATCATACACATTGTCTTACCGCCACCAGTAGGTACTAGAACCTGACCACACTTCTGTTGCATGAGATTTGTTATCTCTGTCTGATGATCTCTAAGTTTCATTGTGTATTGTCTCAATAATCATATTATAGAATAAAAAAAAGACCCTTGCAAGGGTCTTGTGACAGTTTTAGAACTGTGCCAATAGTTTTTGAGTTTCTGGGTCAAATTCTTCTCTGACTCCGTTAATGTCCATCAACCAATCATCTTGCTCTTGTCCATCAAATTCATCAAATTCCAATTCAAAATCCATAATCTTTTTTTGTTTGTTTACTTTCATATAATAGTATAATGTAAAATTGTTTGCAACTGTATGTGTGCCAGTTATCCAACTGGAGGCGCATTTGGTATCTCAGCGGGTTTTGCTTCCATGTCAAATTTAGTTGAGGCAACCTCATACTCTTTGTTACCTTTTAAAGCATTGACCTCTATAATAAGTGCCTTGATGTCATCTTGCTGTTTGAGTAGGGCAGCATGAACCATTGACTCAAGTGAAGTCAATCTTTCATCAAGATTACCTATGGTTCTCATTGCCGCATTTAGTTGTTTCTTTAGTCGATCAACTTGCTGTAACTTAACCTTAGTTAGTGTCTCTGTGTCTGATGTAAGTGAATCGTAACCCATAATTTATTCTTTTTAGTTATTTAGAATGATATAGATTATCTCATGTAGAGATAACCGCCTGCCCAATCGCAATTAGCATACATATACTCACGTTGGTTTTGATCTCTCATGTCAAATCTAACGTGTTTAGCAGGCGCTCTCCATGAAGCAGGTTTGTAAACTTCTCCTGTAGATTTGTCAACAAAGGCGTGTACCCCTGCACTCTCATACTTACCATTTCTGTAATCATTCTGAATGATCTTAAAGTATTTCTTACCTGATGTGATAGTGAATTTGATACACTCCTCATCATTCTCAATTTTTCTTGCCCTCTCTTGTAGATACTTGTCATTGCCATTCTGACTATCCATGACATATCTCAAAGAATAGTTCCTGTACTGTGCCTCTAGGCATCTACATAGTTCCTGTGTCCACTTAAGAATCTCTGTCTTTTGGATTGAGTTTGCCAATGTCATAATAATAATTGTTGTTTGTTGTAAAAAGGGAAAGGGAAGGTAACAAACACAAAACCTTCCCTCTCATATTCTTATATTACTCCATTGTGAGAATAATGCAACCAGCAGTGTGACACTACCTCAACTGTCCACTCTTAGTCCTCATTGTATGATAGTGTGCGGTTTTACGTCTAGTCAACTTATGGATATAATATCCAATAAGAGCAAAGACTCCAACTGTTGCATACTTTTGCATTGTCTTGCTCATTTGATTCAAAGCAATGTCCATGCCAGTACCATACTCACTATTTCTCATGGCAATAATATAATTGGGTGCGAGAAACAAAAATGATAACTAAGATCATTTTGTTTCCCTGTCCATATTATAGTATATCAATTATTGTTTGTCAAGTTTTCTTTTGTATCAAATGCCTTCATTCTCTCCTGTGGGGATAGATTGGTACATCGCCAACCATAGTCTCCATTGGTTACGATTGTAGGCATCATATTCATTGATAGTGTGATTCTATTAGAACCCTCGTTGTTATTATATCCATGTATGATTTGAGCAGGGAAAATCATTAATTCACCCTCATTCACCTGTATTTGATTGTCCTGATTGTAGTCAGTAAACTTTTTCCTCATCAATCCTAGAGCAGGCATTACAGGAAAATATAAACTCTCCTCTCTAGTGAAGTGTGTATTGACATGATCCTTTTCTGGATCAAAGTTTACATAGTATATACAGGATAGATAAGAATTACTATGGAAATGTGGGTGTTGATACCCACCTTTGTCACTTATATTAAACCAACTGTCAGTTACTTGTACTGTCTCCTGTATATAATCTCCTTTAATCTCTTTAGCATAGTGTTCTGCCTGTTGTTCACACCAATTTCTAAATCTACCATACTTTATATCATCATGTATAACTGAGTAGTGACCAACGTGTTTTAATTCTTTTGAATTAGTATTGTATGATAACTGATTTATCTTTTGTTCTTCTATCTCCGCCAGTATAGTTTCCTTTACCCTATCGTGGAAAGGGCAAGGTATAATGGCAACGGGCGTTGGTAGTATGCTTACGACTTCCATATTATAAATTAGGGTTATCCCATAGTTTACCAGACCTAGATGTTGTCATGGCA